CTGCACCGTCGTGCCATTGGCCAGGAATATCTGGAAGCCGACGGTCATCAGTACAGTCCGTAAATCAACAGCGCGTCCGCCGGGCCGCCGGGATAGCTGCCGTTCGGCGACCACGACAACGTGTTTCCCGAGAGTGAAATCAGCGGCACGTAGCGACTTCCACCGTTCGGCAGGATCGCCCACCAGATGGAGCCCTGCGTGCTATTAGGCACCGCCAGCGATCCAGTGCTGCCAGCGGCGATAGCTTGCGTGTTGATCACGCGCGACATGCGCGTCGTAACGTCGATGAGCAGGTTGCCGGATGCATCGAACACCTGGATGCCCAGCCCCATTACCAGGCACCCCAGCGGAACCGCAGCGTCCCGCTGCCGTCGTACAGGCGCGCGCCAGAGGCATCGCGCTCCGTGCGCCAGCCGCTACCCGATCCGCGGAACGTCATGCCGCCAGCCTTATCGATCGACCACAGCGGCTGGCCGGTGCTGTCGACCGCCGTCGACTGGATGACGCCGCCGATCATGGCGTTCGTGATCCAACCCGTGCCGATGAATGCCTGGTTGATGAAGGTCTGGCCGCCCTGGATCACGAAGGGCGTCGTGGTCGCGTTGTTACCCACGTTGATGAGCGCGAAGCGATCGGCCTGGAACAGGATCTGCGACTGGGCGATACCGCTGGAGTTGTCCACGCCGATGGCCATGCCTGCAGCGTAGTACTGGCCACCGGTGCCGATTTGCACCTTGATCTGGTAAGACGCCGAAACTGATCCGCTGAGGTTGGCGATTGCAGTGGCGTTCGTCTGCACGTTGGCGTTGGTCGCGCCCAGCGAGGCCTGCACGTTGGTGACCTGGCTGGCCATCGCGCTGTCGGCATCGATGCGCGCCTGCGTCTCCGTTTGCACCAGCGCGGCGAAGCCATTCATCTGCGCTGCAACGGTGTCGACCTTCTTGGAAATCGTCAGGTCACCCGACTGCTGCGCGTAGAGCAGCGTCCAGGTACCAGCGAAGTTGACCGTGTCGCCGGCGAACGATGTCTCGTCGCCAGCGAGATCCAGATCAATGCTGTTGATCGGCTGCAGCAGATCCTGCGCCAGCTGCGTCTTCGTGATCTGCCCGTTGAGGTAGTCGAGGATGTCGGTGGCATCCGAGCTCGACTGGCCGTTCACACCGGCACCGGTCGGATACCACGGCCCGATGTTCCCGGTCTTGTCGACCAGCCTGCCCCAGAAGAACAGCGACACGCCGGCGGCGAGGCCATACATGTCCATGCTGTTCTGCGGGTAGGAGTAATCGCCAAGCTTCACCGCGTCGGCCAGGTTGGCCGTCTGGCTGTACCAGATCTCAGTGCGCTGGGTGTCCTCCGCGCCCTCCGGAAATCCCCACGCCAAACCGATGCCGAAGACCTTGCCGGTGGTGTGCAGGAAGGTCAGCGACGGCGGCGCGCCAGTCTTGCCCTGCACGTCCGTCAGCGCGCTATAGGCGGGCACGGAAGCGACATTTCCAACGCTCAGTGCGGTCACGCGCGCCAAGTACTGGCCGGTGTAGATGCCCTGGATGTCGATTGACGCGGTCGACACCACGCCAGCCTGAATCAATTGGCCGCTGTCCTTCTGCCACTCGACCTTGTACGAGGCGGCGCCGGCCGGCGCGTCCCAGCTGATCGTCATCACGTTCGTGGCGATGCCCTGCGTCGTCACCACGCTGCCGGCGATCGCCACGTTCGTCGGCGGCTGCTGCAGGCCCGTTGGCAGGCGGCTGATCGGCGGCACCTGAATCGCTGTGCCATCGTCAATCGCCGAGAACTTGCCAGCCACGTGCTGCACGGCAGTCACCGTGAAGGTGATCGCGCTGGATGACTTGTCTTCGACGACGCTGGTGACGCGAAAGGTCTGCAGCGCAAGCGTGGCACTTTGCACGGCCCACACTGATTGCACCACCGGCACCTGGCTGAAGTTGCCGCCGATCGAGATGACCTTTCCGGCAATGCCGTTGATCGTGTGCGTTTCGGCGAGGCCGTTGGGCAAGATGACCGTCAGGCTGTCGCCGATCGCCACCTGGTCGGGCGCACGGTCGACCGTTACCGTGTTCGTGGTGGCTGCGCTAAGGCGGCCGCCCTGCCGCGCGCCTGCGCGCTTCGGGTCGGCGATGTTGATGATCTGTCCAGGCGCACACATCAGGCCGTCAAGGCCCACCTGGAACGACACCGAGTCCGTTTCGAGCTGGCTGCTCAGCACCGCCCACTTGCCGGCGCGCTGGGCCTGCCCCTGGGAAGTGCACCCGAATGCGACGAACGACGTCTGCTGGATGCCATAACGCGCCAGGCCGTCAGCGTCTTCGTAGTACTCGGTCGCCTGGTTGTAGAAGTTGCTCGGGTCGTTCCAGGTGACAAGCGCCGTCGTGTAGCGCGTCTTGCGAGCCGTCGACTGGTAGGTGAACTTGCCGCCGACCACGTTGGCCTGGGTGTACGTGTACACCGGGTCGGCAGGCATGTCCGCCGAAGCGGTGATCGTGCCGCCGCCCCAGAAGGCGACGCCGCGGAAGATCGACGTCAGGTCACCGAGCAGCTTGTACGCGTCCTCCTGCGACTGCAGGAAGGCGTTGCAGGTGAAGCGCGGCTCCTGGCCGCCGTTGCCGTCCGAGACGAGCTGATCACAGTACTGAGCGATCTGGTACAGGGACCACTTATCGACCAGGGACGCAACAATCAGGTCGCCCAGGCCGAAGCGATTCTGGGTGACGATGTCGTAGAACACCCACGCCGGGTTGTTCGTCCAGGCGATCTTGAAGCTGCCATCCCAGACGCCCGTGTAGATCCGCGTGCCCGGGTTGTAGTTCGTGGGCACCTGGATGAGGCGCCCCCACAGGTCGTATGCCCGTGCCGGGATGTTCGAGAACTGCGAGGCATCGCCGCTGATCGCGTTGTAGGCGCTGTTCGGATAGCGCAGCTTCGCGTCGATGATTTCGGTATAGCTGACGACCGTCATCGTGTCGGCGACGGTCGCGCTGTTCTTGTTCGGCGTCAGGCGACGAATGCGGACGGTCCAGCCGGTCGTGGCCGCCGGCAGGTCGATGCGCATGCTTCGCTGGTATGCGCCGGACTGCTTGCCGGTGAATGCCGACGTGAGGACAGTCTGGAATGCGCCGGCGTCGGTCTGCACATCGATCGCGAACTGGATCGAATAGCCTTGGATATCGCCGTTCGACGTATTGGTCTGCTGCAGCGATGGCACCCCGAGCGTGATGCGTATCGCCGACAGGTCGATATCGTTGAGCGCTTGGGTCCACGGCGCCGACGACTTCAGCTCCGTGCCGACCGTGATTTCGTTCTCGACGCTGGAATAACCCGGGATGTAGCTCTGGTCCTGCGTGCCGGTGCGCGTGTCGACGTGGACGCCCTGGAAGTTGAGCGTGCCGTCGGCATTGGCCACCGGCGTCTGGTCGAGAAACACAGACTGCAGGCCGTTGACCAGGCCACCGATCTCCCCTTCGGACACCAGGTCGAGGATCCGGAAGTACGAGATCGAGCGAAGGCTGTCCGGCGCCTCGGTGGGCGTCTTGGAACTGCTGCTGCCCTTGGCGCCGCGCAGGTTGAACTCGCTCTTCGATCCCATGAATCCCTCGGGCACAAAAAAGCCCGCGCGAGGCGGGCTTCGGTTGATCGATGTCGGAAGTGGTTAGGCTGGCAGCGCGTCGTATGGCGTGTTGAGCGTGCTACCGCCCGGCACACCCGGACCCACACCATCAGTGGTCGGGCTGTAGTCGTCGGCTTCCATGCCCGCCGAAATCACGGCAGAGCCGACGATCATGCGGCCGTAGAGGACGGGTACCGGATTGCCCTGAGCGGTGGTGTTGACCGGGCCGCTGAAGACATAGCTCGCCTGGTTGTCGGAGCTGTCCGCGTTTTTGTTGAGCTTGGATTGTGGAGAAAGCATTTGGATTATGCCGCCAGCCGCCATGGCAATACCGGCGTTGATGAGCGGAGTGCCAATCACTCCATAGCCGTACGCAGTCGCAACCGCGCCAACTACGATCAAGACGGCACCAAGAATCGTTTGTAGAACACCAGCCTTGGAGCCCTTGAGTATGGGAGCGATCCGAATCGTGTCACCCGCAGGCTCGCTAAGCTGCACCTCGGAGATGTTCTCTTCGCTCGCTCCCTTACCCCTCCACACAGCGAACTCGATTCCGCGTCGATGTGCTCCTAATAGGTAGTCGCGAAAGCCAGGAACGATCGCGGCCAGGGCTCTAAATGCCTCACCCGGAGTCTTGGTATCAAGATGAAGTGTGTATACCTTCTGAAAGCGCCTTGCCATGGCACCTGTGAGAATCACGGAAGTCGCTGTCATCATCAGTGGTCCAATAAAAAGCCCCGCATCGGCGGGGCTTTGGTTACGAGCTTCTGATCGCTCACAGAGTTGTGGCGTTAATCTCAGGTCCCGAATCCGGGTTGATCGATATTCGAAACTTACGAATGTCGCCGGGCCGCAAGTCGACGGATACTTCCTTTCGATCCGTTCCCACCCGATATCCGCACAGGCCAGATCCTGTATTCCACGTCCCGACCACATGGTTGCCGCTCGGGACGTGAAAGGCCGCCCGCTCGCCGGTGTCTAGTTTTGCCACCACGCGACCATCAATGAACACATCGCCCAGACAGGCACCACCGGTGAAGCCAACGTCTCGTGTGACCACGATGGTGGCGTCTCCATCTGCCTTTGACTGGTACGCGACCAATCGATCAGGAGTCGGAGTCCGTATCTCGGTATCCTTTGGTGCCTGTGTTTGGCATCCAATCAGCATCAGCCCAAGCAGCACTACGAAAACTCGCATTCCATTGCACATTGCCGTCTCCCCATTTTTTTGAGGCGACCAGTTTGCCACTACTCGGGGCGTCGAGCATCAGGGGCGCCAGCCGGTGGACGCGCCACCAGGCGCAAGCATTCCAGCCAGTAGCCACCGAACACATCACGACTGGACAACCGGCCATGCCGGTGGTGAAGCATGTTGCCGTCGCCCAGCCAGATGCCGGCATGATTTGGCACCAGGTTGCGGCTGCGAACCTGCATCAGCAGAAGGTCGCCGCGCCGGATTTCCGCGAGCTTCACCTCGTGGAAACCGCACTCGGCTAGATGATCGGTGTACAGGTCGGAATGGCCGTCATCCCACCACCCATCTCTGCGCGAGAAGTCCGGCAGAGCCAGCCCCCACTCCTGCCGGTACCAGTCGCGTACCAACGCGTAGCAGTCGAGCACGCCATGGGCAAACGGACGGCCGACAAGCGGCGCCGTGTAGCCGCACGGTTCCAGCACCCCCACCTCCGTGGCGCGCGCCGCGCCATCGGCGCCCTCCACGCTTACAATGGCCCATGGCAGCTCGGAGGCTTCGCAGGCCACCCGATCGGCCTCCGACGGCCGCGCTGGCGCGTCAGGATGCGAATGAACCACCATGATGACCTCGCCGGCGTCGTCGGCCGCTGCGTAGTCCTCCGGCTCCAGCACGAAATGCTCGCTCGGCGTCGCGGCCACATTGCGGCACGGCCAGTACCGTTCCCTGCCCTTCACGACCACCACCAGGCCGCATGCTTCGCGCGGATACTCGGCCTCTGCATGCGCGCATGCGGCCGCTCGGGTTTCGCTATTCATCGCTGACCCACCGAATGGTCGGATAGCGTTCACGGAAGTTCTTCTTGTGCCCACACTGATTGCAGCAATGCGGGTAAAGCGGCGGCATCGTTGTAAGCACGATGCCATCCTTTGAGAGCATCTCGCCTGCGACACATAGTTCGCAGCGCATGCGTACGCCGACAGGCTTTATCCCAAATCTCTCCTCAGCCATGCGCCCTCACTTGATAAGCGAAGCTGCGGGAAAACTTCCATATGGAAGTTCGCCGTTCTGACCAAAGCGAAAGCGGCAGCCCTTCAATTTGCCACTGCAGCGATCGAGCGCGGGATCGGTGGTCGGCACGTCGTCGACCGTGGCCACCGGCGGTCCGTTGTACCCGCAATATGGCCCGCGGTAGCCACCTCGAGTGAGCCATGCGCACGAGTTGGCGATGATCTGGCGCGCGGGCAACTGCCGACCGTTGAAGTCCAGGGCGCTGGACAGCTCCCAGGTGACGGCCTCACTGGTCTCTGCCGAACGGCGCTCAAGGAACCAAATGTCCAGCGGCATCTCTTGAGTCGGGTCGGCCGTGCTGTTGCCGTCTGGAAAATTTGCAGCATCGAGATACTTCCCGAGCGTCCGATGCCGGATCAGCTTCGCGCCCACCAGATCCTGATAGGCGATACACAGCGCCGACATGCGGCCGTCAACGTTGCCGGCGGATAGGGTGGGCCTCGGAGGTTGATTCGGATTGAGCTCAAACCCTTCGACATCAATCGGCCAGGGCGCGTATTCCGTGCCCTGCCACCAAATCGATCCGATCTGCGTGTAGCCATGAAAGAACAGGCGATCGGCACCGAGGGACGTGGCGTCGAGTTCGAACAGCTGCACCCATGCGCTGGGCTCCAGCTGTTGGATATCCGCAAGGATCGTCACGGCGCGAAGACCTGCTGGAACGTTGCGGTGATCTGGTACCAATCATCGCCGTACGGCAGTGGCTGGTAGCCCGGGCAGCGGTAAAGCCCCTGCGTAGCGCCAGGAAGCGGCGGAGTCCAGAAGAAGGACGTCGCGCCTTGGTGCGAATCCAGGAAATCCATAATGGGCTTCATGTCAGCCGTCTGGCCGAAGAACGTCAGCGGCCACGACCCCGATTTGTTGTTCAGCCCATCGGGCATGGCTTGCGAGTAGCCGTCCCCAAACTGGGCCGTGAGTACCGCGAAAGTGATGGCGCCCGTCGGTTCGGAGACGTGATCCCAAGTGAACGTATCGGTCACGAGCCGTTCCTCCAGCGCCAAAGAAGGCCGCCAGGCTGCATTTCTCGCTGGATGCTCTGCTTGGCCATCTGATTCATCTGATCGCCGAACTGGCGCAACAGGTCGTTGTTAGATGTGCTCTGCTGCGACTGCTGGTTCCCGCTGCTGTCCAGCACAATGTTCGTTTCCATGTTGATGTCGCCACCACCGCTGCCACCGGAGGAGCGAACGCCGAGGTTGCCATTGCCGTCGCGAACCAGCGGTACGATCGCCTCCGGTCCTGCCTCACCGAACAGCGCCATGGGCGCCATCGTCGGCTGGACAGCTACGCCATTCGTGAACGCACCACCTGCGGCGAACGCATGCACTACCTGCCCATCGGAAAACACATTGCCGCGAGCGCTGGCGGTAACCGACGAATAGGAGCCAATGTAGTCGGTCGATGGGATCTCGTTGATGCTTCCGCCGCCGCCAAATAGACCAGCCAGAGCCCCGAATAGCGCCTTGGTAGCCTGCTGCGAAGCCATTTCCGCGGCGACGCGCTGCATGCCTTTCAAGATGTCTGAAATCAGGCTCTTGAACGCATCTCCGAGGTTGTGCACATCCTGGATACCGTCAGTCAGGAATTCCGACAGACCATTCTGGAAAGCGTCCTGAGCGCCCTGCTTGAACTGGGCCATGTACTGGCCAGCCAAGTCCGTGGCATTGGCGATGTCCTTGACCTTTTGAGCAAACTGCTCGGCCGTGGCGATCGCTTGCGGATCTTTCGAGGCCTGCGCGGCCGCCAGCTGCGCCGCGGCGATCTGCTGGAGCACCGGAAGCCGGGATTTCTCCAGCTCGATGATCTTCGCTTCGCCTTCGGCCTGGAACAACGTGCCGTTGGCGATGTCGCCCTGCACGCCCGCAATGGCCGTGGACAGCGATTTGAGTTGCGAGTCGGCCTGTTCTTTCTGGTCGTTGAACTGGGCCATCGCCTCGGCTTGCGACCGGGCGGTATCGATGGCAGCTTGGCGTTCCGCGTCGGAGACGCCGCCTTTCTTGAGCAGGTCGTCGAGCTGCTGCAGCTGGATCTTCAGCTGCGCCTGGCTGGCCGCGTAGCGATCGCCCTGCAACTGCGCGAGCTTCGACTCAGCGGTCAGCTGGTCGGTGTACAGCTGCTTTTGCGCGGCGCGCTGCTCAACAGTGTTCTCGGCGAGCGCCTGCTGTCGCGCGATCTCTTTGAGCTGCAGCTGGCCGTCGATCTGAGCGATTTGGGCTTGCTGGGCGACCTGCGCGGCGGCGTCGTTCTGCGACGTCGGCACGGCCGCGGCGGCAGCGCGCTTGGCCTTGAGGGTCGCGACCTCTTTATCGAACTCCTCGTTGATGATCTTGGCGCGATCGCTGTAGTACTGCTGCAGCGAAATCGTGCCGTCCTGGTACTGCTGCTTTTCCTGCGCCTCGAGCAGTTGCGCGTGCGCGGTGTAGATCGCCAGCTCGGCGTCGAGCTGTGCGGAAATCAGCTGGTAGCGGGCCTGGCCAAGCGCCTTGAGGCGCGCGATGCTCTCGCTATCGTCGCCGGCGCCGCCCGCAGGGCTTTCGCTTTCCTTTGCAGGCTTCTTCTGATCATCGCCGAACAGCGACTTGACCGTCTCGCTTGCGTCCTCCTTGATAGACGCGATAAGCGTCTTCAGCTGCGTGGCATTGTTCTGGACGCCCTTGGCAAAGGCATCGGGGATCTTCGAAAAGTCACCATTAGCCAGCGCCTTGACGGCATCGCCGGTCGCGCTGATGTAACCCTTGGCGGACTCGACGGCCGCGCCAACGAGGTCGCCAATGGCCTTGCCGACCGTGATCGCGATGGTGACGAGGCCCTTCAGGACATCGCCCACCACCTCGCCCGTGGTTTTCAGGCCTTCTGCGCCGCCTTCCGCACCTTCTAGAAACGCATCCAAGCTTTGCTGCAACGCCGGTACCAGACCGGACGCAAACTGCGTAGTGGCGCCCTGACCTCGCGTCTTGAGCTCGGCGAACTGCTCGTTCACCTCCTTCATCGCAGTGACCGTGTCGCTGCTCAGCAAGATGCCGAGGTCACGCATGTGATCGATGTACGACTGCAGGCCATCCTTTGCGACGTCGTCGATGACCGGCTTAATCGCAGCGAACTGCTTACCAAACAGCTGCACGCCAATCGCGGCCTGGTCGGCGGGGTTCTTCACTGCCGCCAGCTTCGAAGCGATCTCCTGGAACTGCTCGTCCGGCGAGAGCTTCTGCAACTCCTGGAAGTTGATCTTCAGTTCGTCGAACGGCGCGAGCGCGTCCTTCTGTCCCTGTCGCGCCTTGCCGATGGTGACGGTGAGCTTGCCGATGGATGCCTCGACTTGGTCGACGGCAATGTGGTTCTTTGTAGCGGCTGCGGTGAGTCCCTGCACTGCATCCGTCGAAAGACCCGTCGCCTTGGAAAAGTCGTCGATCTGATCTGCACGCTCGAACGCCTGTGCCACGGACTCCTTGAAGCCGTCGAACAGCTCGCCAATGGCCAGAAAGCCAAGCAGCTCCTTGCCGAGGTCTTTGACCTGGTCGCCGAACTCTTCCCACGCGCCGCCAGCCTCTGCTGCGCTCTTCTTGG